TGTCAGCGTCAGGATGCCGGTCGCCGGGTCAATATCGATACCTTCGATAGAACGTGCAGCATCCAGAACCCAGCATTTACGCGCCGCCTTACTCGCAACGTCGTACTTGATCACCATCCCGCCAGCGTTGTTGGGACCACCTGAGACATAGAGGGAACCGGCTTGATCGTACCAGAGCTGGTCTGGGCTGTCAGTAATCGTCCTCATGGTGAGGCTGGAATCAGCGGTCCCGGTCGTCTTGTCGATCCAGTTGACTGCCCCATTCGTGGCAATAACGATCAACTTATCTCGGGCGATATCGTAAGCGATGCCGTTAGGCAGTGTGTATGATAGCGTTCCACGCAGGACGCCAGTCGGGGACAGTTTGTAAAGAGTGTTTGCCCCATCGGCGATGACACCCCAGACATTATAATCCCCGCCCGAAAGAGGCTCTATGGCCACGCCTTGCGCGCTTGAGTTTGGTAGGCCGAGCGCACTGAAACGAATGTCATGCAGGACTGTTTGTCGATCAGCCGAAAGGTGAACGACGCCTGCGAAGAAGGTTTCCCCGCCAGCGCCGACTTCATTTTTCTTGCCGTGACTGCCTACCCACCAAGTACCATCAGGGGCCTTCGCCAGACCCGTGCAGGTAAACCCTTTTCCAGTCTCCACATTGGGGATGTCCGGCACTTTTACATTCGTAAGCAGCGTGCTCTTGGCTGTACCATAGAGAATATCATCCGTGCCATCGAACACGATCCGCCCGTTGTTAAGTGTCGGCCACCTTGATGCCGTACTGCCCTGCGCGGTGACACCTGCGGCGCGTGATCCAGCCTTTTCAACTGGATTACCGCTGACTGCGTACGGATCAGATGGAGCCAGCCACGGGCCGACTAGAACTCCATCATAATCGCTAGGCTTGCGGCATAGTGGGCCAATCGCAACATCAATCATCGCAGCATTCAAAGCGCTCATGGCGTGTACCCCTCAGGAATAGTCACATACTGGCCCTCAAATCCGGGCCGTGGATCGGTGATGTATTGGCCTTCAAAGCCGGGGCGCGGGTCTGTGATGGCACCCGCAGGAGCGCCATTGCCGCGCGGTCCAAGACCAAGGCCAAGCCCACCAGAAAGCGACAACCCACCCATTACGCCGATGCCTTCGGCTTAAGGCCCAAGCCCAACCCAATGCCCATCACATTGCCTCCGACCAAGCGCGCACGCCTGAAACCTTGGCGGCGCAATCTCCCCAAGCCGAACGCAGCGAGAGGATGTAATCCAACACAAGCGCATCACGCTTTGCCTGTTGATCCTGCCCCGGAAGGTCAGGCGCGATTGGCTCTGCGGCGCATGTAAGCAAGTCAGCGGGAGGCTTCACGGTTTCCACCCTTGCTTGCCCGCAGGCTGTCAAGACCGCGCTTGAGAGGATCGTCAGAACCAGCGGCAGCGTTACGCGCATCGGTGTTTCCTTTTTCGACATTGGCAGCTTCCGAGGCCGCGATTTGCCCCGCCACATCATCGGCCACGCTATCCATGCGCTGGGCCTCTGCGGCGTCCTCTGCGCGGGCCTTTTCCACTTGCGCGGATACATAGACCCGGAAGGCGATAAACAGCGCCAGAGCGGCCCCTAGGGCAAGCAAGGGCACACGGAAGCGGATAAGCAGCGGGATCACCATTCATCCCTCCGCCCGAAGCCGATGGCGCGCGGCTCACGCCAAATCTCTTCGCCTTGTGCATCGAGCAGGCCGGTGAATGTAGGCACATGCTCATCGACGGTCGGCGTGTGGTCTTGCGGTTTGCCGTAGTGGTCGTTCTCGACATACAGCGTGGCGCGGACGGGGCGGCGCTTGATGAAGTAGCGGCTCATTGCCCGGCGTCCTCTGTCGGGACCGGCTGCGATGGCGGATTGTCCACCGTCACATTGCGCTGCGAAGGGATGCGCAAGATACCGATCAAGCCGCCAGTGATCGTGCCGAGGCCGAACGTTTCGACCTTGCCAATGATCTCCGGGAACTGCGATGCAAACCAGAGCGTGCCGATGTAAACGACCAGCAGCGCCACAAGTGTTGCCAGAAACGAAATGATCTGTTCGTGCTGCTTCATGCTAACCACCCCTTGATCTTCGCCAGATGCGCCTTGCGGTCATCGAAGCCGTTCAAGCCGCCATTGATTGCCTTGGTGATGGCCGTCACGTTGTCGGCATCAGCGAGAGCGTTCAGGTCGCGGCTATTCCAGTATTCGAGCGCCAAATGCAGACCGATGGATGGGTTAGCGGCAATCTCAGGCGCGCTCTCGATATCAATGCCGATCTTGCGACCGAACCGGCGGTAGTTGGCCCTACCAGTTAGCTGCAAAGGTCCACGGCCTTTATAGCGCTTGCCATCTCCCGGTTGCGTGTTGCCAAGGTCTGCGCGGCCTTCATACGCCTGACCGCTGGCGATCTCCTCCATGTAGCGGAATGAGCCGCTTTCATGGACAAGCTGCGCCATGAAGTGCGCAAGCCGAAGCGGGCTTTCCATGATGCCGTATGCGGGGAAGTGGACGTTCGCAGCGATTGCCAGCGCAGGCGCACGATCTGCCGTTGCCCCCAGCTTGCGGAACAGCGCGGTATAGGTGCCGATGCCTGCAATGCCGTCAGCAGTCACGCCAAGGATGGTCTGGAGTTTGGTGATGTTCACTGGCCATTCCCCCTGTGATAGCCCTCAAGCTGGGTTACCCTGCGTTCCAGATCGTCCACGCGGACATCCTTCACGGCCCCGCTGGCGATGCGCTCATCAAGCCGCGCCAAGGTTAACTGCATCTGGTTGACGGTACTGACTAGCCACAGGACGGCAGAGACGAGCAAAGTCACTCCGACACCCACAACCCCCTTCTGGAAGTTCGAAAAACCACTGTCCTTGCGAATTTCAGGATGCTCTGCTGCGAACTTTACAACAGCCGCTTCAGCTACTTGTTCTGCGATTATGCGGGTCTGTGCCGCGTCACCTGTACTTGTAGGCACTCACCCGATCCTCCAGTTAGTGCCATCGCACCGCACCGGCACGATGTTGGAGCCGCCCCCTGCGACCACAGAATTGAACGTCGTTGCATTGGCATCCGAAACGAAGTGACGAGCGCCCGCGCCGACGTTGGCAGCGGGGAAATTGGCCGTCAGTTTCGCTACGGTGATGGGTGTTGGACGCACGGCATCGGCACGGTTGCCAGAGCCGTTGTAAATGCGTGCAGGGTCTTGAGCCGCGCCGGTTCCATTCCAGGTGATCGAGTTGTTATCGCCGCCCGCAATCGCCGCAATGTAATCGAGGTTTCCGGTGTCAGAGTAGGCCGTTACGTCGATGACGTTGTAGTGCGCGCCCATGCCAGCGCCGTCGATCAGCGCCGCCGTGACATCGCTTGCCGTGCCAATATCGCCGCCACCCGTAGCGGTCAGGGTCACACGGTTATGGCTCGTCCCCTGAACCCCGTTCGCCCCGCCAATGACCACACCAGCCTTTTGGAAGCGGTCAACAGTGGCGTTGATGACGTTGTAGGACGCGCCGTGGAACAGCTTGACGCCGAAGTAGCAATTGCGCGCCACCACTTCGACGATGTTGCCATCTGAAAACACGTCCAGAGGCTCATAGACGTTCTCGGCAACCACCCGGCCAACGTGACCACCATAACCGCGATTGCTTGCCCCGGTTTCGTTCGAGCCTTGCAGGTTTACCGCATCAGTCTGCGTGCCATGGGCCGTCAGTGAGGCCGCGCCCTGATAGATGTTCTTGGCGTTCACATCGAAGAACAGGCCGCGCGAGTTCACCCCGCCCACGCGGTTGTTATCGACCGAAAGCCCGGTGATCTGTAGCGAAGGCAGCGTGTTGCTGTTCGTGTAGATGTCGTGAATGTAAGCCTTGACCGAACCGCCCGTGTTCGTGTTCCACTCGATCAGGCCGAACTGGCATTCCTTGAAGCCGGTAATCTCCACATCAAGCCGAACGTTGGTGCTGGATTGTACCCAGATCGCATTGCAGGTGCGGATTGCCGCATTGCTCTGCATCTCGATCTTGGCTTGCACCGTTACATTGGTCTTGCCGTCAATGAAGATGCCAGCCTTGCCCGTCGTGGTGCCGGTGTAGTCGGCAAAGTCGAACTTGCCGGTTCCGGTCAGCATCCGCAGAGTACCGCCGCCGATAAACCCGCCATTGTCAGGGATCGTCAGTTGCGAACCGAAGGCATAAGTCTTGGTCGGAGCGATATAGACCAGCTTGCCGGTGTTGAGTGCCGCCTGCAAAGCCGCTGCGTCATCGGTTGTGCCATTGCCTGCCGCGCCGTTCAAAACCGCGATGTCAACGAACGGCCAGACAATCGGAATTTCGGCGAGAACCTCGTCAACGATGAGGGATTTAAGGGCGGAATAATAGGTCATTAGCCGATCTTCCAGTTGGTGCCGTCGAACCAGACAGGGACCGCGTTCGAGCCGCCCCCAGTGACCGTGCTATTGAAGGTCGTGGCATTGGCGTCGGTGACGCACATGCGCGAGCCGAGAGGCGCAGCACTCGGCAGTTGAGCAACGGTGTAGCTGAAACCCGACGAAGCCCCGGTGACGTGCCCGCGTGACGAGCAGGCAATCATTTCGTTGGGCAGTTGGCTTGCCGCGTCGTATGCAACATCAGACAAGAAACCGTAGGGCATCTTGTTCCCACCAGTGCCATCCCAGACATGACAGCCGATGAACTTGATGCCGCGCGGATAGTTGGCTCCCGCGCTGCCCTGCATGATACGGAAGCCGCTGTTGTTCGAGTTGAACGCGCCCGTAGGATTGAAGGCGTAACAACCAGTGAAGACAATCCGCTGGGTGTTCTTGCTGGCATCCAGTGGCGTTGTGTTTGGCGAAGCGGCAACAAAGCCGCAGAAGCCGAAGCGCTCAGACACACAGCCGGAAACGGCAATGTCATGGGCGCAGTTTGCAAACTTGAAGCCGTAAGTTGTCGTCTCGCGGGTGGAGCAACCGGAAACCGCAAGATTGCTATTACCTTCAGTCAATGTCGCAGTGATCGCCCCAGAGAAGTCAAAGCCCTGGTCGACATCAGCCGCGATGCAACTGGACACCGTGGAATTGAGAACTTCAGCAAAGAGGAAACCGCGCGAGTACCGTTTTGCCAGTGAGCCAGAAAGGCGGGTTTGTTGATCGCGCGAGATGTTGCCAATGAACGTGACATGCTTCGCCGCCGTCAGGTCAAAGCCGTTCTGGCAGTCATTGGTCGGATCAGGCGAAGCCGCAACGATACGATCATGGCAGGCGTTGCCCGACACCAAGGAATAGCGAAGCGAACGAAGGTAAAAGCCAGTTCCATTGCCATTCCCAAACGCACGGCAATTGGTGACGCGGATGTAGTCGACGTAAGTGACGCCCACATTCGACGATGCAATCTTGAGACCACCACGGCTGCTATCGTCCGCGCTCCCGGCATTCTCGACAGTGCCGAGGTCAAAGGTGCAATTGTCGACAAAGCAGCGCGACTGGTCGATGACAGACAGCAGGAATGCCTGCGTTGCCATTACAGTAGTGTTGGCCCATTTCAGATTAGCGTTGCGCAGGCCCTTGAAGGTCGAAGGAACCAAGGCAGTCCCGATCGCATAAGTGCGGCCATTGCCATCAACCACCCGGCCAGACTGCAGCGCGCGAAGCATAGGCGTGTAATCATCCGTCACACCATCGCCGACCGCGCCGAAATCCTCAGGCGATACCGTATCGCGCAACTTGCTTTGTGCCGTGCGCGCGACTGCATTGGTGAGGCTATGAATGAAGCCGACAAGAGCCGAACCGCCAGAGACGGCAAGGCTAGCGTTTACGTCAGCTATGACATCGCCAGCGACACCATCAACCAGTGCCGCCAACATTGCCGCCGTGGCAATCTCCGCCTTGGGCACAGCAGAACTACCGGAGCGCAGATAGATGCGGAGGCGTTCATCCTCCCACGTTACAAACGTCTCACCGTCAGCCACACCCGCAACGCCAGCATCCGCGTCATCGAAAAGCAGACCGGCAGCAATCATAGCAATGATCGTCGACAACGTTTCAGCCAAGGCAGCACTTGCCGCAGCCGGTGCCGCGAAGTCATCGACAGAGATTGTCGAGGGCGCACCATCGTCAGCAAAGAACAGCGCCTTGTTTGCACGATCGGTAGAGGCAGGCAGGACAAAGCCACCTTCATCGATCGGCGCACGCAATGCACGGTCAGTTTCGCGCTTTAGTATTTGATCGCGCAGCGCGGCACGGTCGTTGGTGTTGTTGACTGCGGACGCCCGCCATGCAGAGCCATCAGCAAAGGAAGTCTGTTGAACGAAGTCGACATCAAGATATGGAATGACCTTGACGCCTGAAGCCGGAGCCACAGCAAAGGTGACAGTCCCGGTCGACGGGACCGGCCCGGAAAACCCTACGGTATAGCCAGTAGCGACCGTCTCGGTGCCGTCAGTGGCGCGCAGAAGCACCGCCACATCAGCCGCCGCCAACGCTTGAAACGTGAAGGGGAATGAGGTCGTGGAGCCGTTAGCGGTATATGGCCCCGAAAATGCGTTGGTCGTGCTGACAGCCATAGTAGCCCCACAGAAGGTTTCTGCGGGTTTACGGGTCAGCTAGGGGGGGTTGAATCGCCCGTCAGTCCTCTTTGATCTTGCCGGTCGACAGTCCTTCAAGCCAATCGCTGAAGCCTTGTGGATCAGCCTCGCCGCTTCCTACGTCGACAAGGAACTGCGTTGCGCTGGCGACCTGCCCCGGAACCAAGCCCGTCGAATAGCCGACAAGTTCAAGCACATCCTTGGTGGCTGACTTGGTTTCATCGCCCGACGCCAGCTTGCCGACATCACGGCCCACCTTGACCACGCCATCCATGGCGCGCTGCAGCGGCGAGATGGAGGGGTTGAAGACCTTGTTTCCGACCACTGCATTCCACGTCGGTTCGAACACGTCACGGACCATCGGGATAGGTCCGAGAGCATTGGCAAGCAGTTTGCGCAAGGTCCACTGCGCCCACCACTCATCATCGCCGGGACCAGATGGAGCACCGACCGCACCACGCAGAACCTCAGTCAACAATGGTGGAAGAGCAATCAGGAAGAACGCCCGCGCCGCCAGCTTCGGAGCCGATCGCGGCTTGCGCTGATCAACCCCAGCTACATCTCGGCCAAGCGTACGCTGCCTTTGGTACTGCGCCGAGAAGTAGGAATAGAACATCGTGAACAGTTTCAGGGCTTCACCCCACTTACCCGTTCCGCGCTGGATAGCAGCCAAGTCCTTCGGCCCGCCTGCACCTTGCGACTGCCTCACCGCCTTGTCACCGGCATAGCGCGCGTCTTGTTCATCCATGCCAGCAGCCAGCGCGTTGTTGTATCCGGCAATCCACGTCGGCACGGACACGAGGCGATCCATGTAGCCGATACCGTGGAACACGAAACGCTTGGCATCGATTACCGACCGCATGACCTTTGAAACCGGCGTCACGGCGTTCAGGCGCGCAAGTTCGGTCCTGATATCGCGGTCCAGCGTATCCATGCGATTGCGCACTTCATCGCTGGCTTCCATCACCCAACGAATAGCAGCGGCAGGATTTTGCGAGAACTGCGCCAGAGCCTTCGCCATCGCCGCCTCACCGACCACTTCGATCGAGTTCGAATAGCCCGAGATTTGCGTGACCATCGTTGTAGCGCGAAGCCCCATGCCGACCACTGTTGCATTCGCGCGCAACTGCCCGATGAACTTGCCAAAGCCTTCATTGCCTGCACGTTCAATCGCCCATGAGTTCGCCACGAACTTGAGCCACGGACGGAACTGCTTGCTGATTTCCGGACCAAGCGCCTGATCAACCGCGCGCCGAACCCTCTCACTGGTCAGGAAACGGTTGGCGCGGATCACAGCCTCGCGGTGCGTGATATCGTGGATCACCTCACCCAAGTGGCGGTTGATGATGCCAAGGTCGAGCAGGATTGGCCGCGATACCTTTTCGGCGCGCTCCTTGGTCGATGACGCCCGAGTGGTGGCGCGGGTATATCCACCTTCGAAAAGGTCGGCCTCCTTGCCCCGATTTTCCTCAGCCTTGTAGTCGCGTGACCCATCATAGACGGCAGGGTAATAGCCACCGCGTATCGTGCCGGAAGGCGTCTGCACTTCGCGCGCTTCCACCTTGTCAGGAGCCACGCCGTTCACTTCGCGCTCAATCCGCGCAATCTCAGGCCAGAGCGTGTCTATCGTATCCCACACGCCCTGCACGAACTGCCATTCTTCAGCCGTCAGTGTGGCATTAAGGTATTCAGTGATCGCGTCGGGATTGATCTGGTAGCCATCGGAAAGGCGCTGCAGGTTGCCCTCGTTGCCGACGTTCAGGGCCATGGCGATGACCTTGTGCCGGTTCATGCGCATCGCTTCGCCGGTCAGGGGATCAATGAACGGCAATTGCAGCTTGTCCTGCCACCGCGCCGCGACTTCAGATGGAACCGCTTCGAACAGGGCTTTGATCCGAGCGTAATAGTCCTTGAGCATGTCCTGCTCGCGGGCCTGCGCTTCGGCGATCGGGCGGAAGGCAATGCGGTTGAATACGCCTTCAGAGTTGCCGCCATCGAGCCAGTCGAAGACGGTTTCCATCTTGAGCAATGCAGCATCAGCACCAATCACGCGGCCCTTGAGCGCATCCCACCAGCCCGGATCAGTCATGTCCTTCGGGGGAGGTCCATCAATGTTACCGCCAGCGTTTTCAGCCTCGCGGAATATCTCATCCCATTCCCGCTGTTCCGCCTTGTCGAGAAGGGATTGCTTGAGCCTGCCAAGGTGCATAACCTGCTTCACAGCCTCATCCAGACCAAGCAGGTTTTCGACTGACAGGCGCGACCAATTGGTGCGGCCTATCGTCGCCTCAAAGGATGCAGGCACGACAATTTCATAGCCTTCAGCCTCGCGCGCCGCCGCCCATGCTTCCCACCGGCCTTGACGTTCGATCGACTTTTGCGTGCGCTCCTTCAGGTCCACCGCCTCAAGCAGAGCGTGCGCCTGTTCGAGATAGTCCTGATCAACCGACTTCATCGTTGCGCGCTTGGCGATCTTGCCCATGCGCTTGACGGCATCCTGCACTTCATCATGTGCCGCCTTGGCTTCAGCCAGCAGGGCAGACGATAGCATTTGCTGTTGCTTAAACCGCAGCGCCTCATCCATCTTGCCCGCAAGCATGGCCTTTTCAGCATCGCGCCCAGCCTTGGCAACGTTCCTGGCATGGCGCTGGATAGCACCCGGCGAGGCTTCCACGCTGACAAGACCTGTGCGCACCCGGTTGCGCGCCCACTGCCTTGCAATCTTGTAAGGCGTAGGACGGCCACCAGTGCGCCGAGAGAGGAGCCGAACCTCAGACGCCAGCAATTCACCCTGCAACTCGCCGTTGACGGCTGCGATGGCTTCTTGCTCGATTGACCCGTCGTTCAAGGGATCGTCGCCATACCGGCGCGTCATCTCCGCGTCGGCTGCGTTGTCGATCATCCTCGCGCGCATGGTCCGCTGATCACCTCCTTCCCGTTCTTGCCTGTGCTGGCGCTCAGCACCGATCAGGACTTCGATCATCTGTTGCCCCGAACCGAACCCGGCAAGTTCAGCAAGGGTATCCGGATTTGTCCCGCCCTCCCGCCAGAGTGGGGGAACACGCTTGGGCAGGAGGTCGAGAACATCTTGGCCCATGCGGTCGACCAGCCATTCAAGATCAATGGGGGTTTCGCGCATCAGGCGAATGGATTTAAGCAAAGGCTCATTGTCGAGACGTTCCGCTTCGTCGGCCTTCACCGCGTTGCGTTCGTCATTGAACTTCTTGGTTTCCCGGCGACGGATTGCCGCCATGGTCTTTTGTAAGAGTGTAGCATTGGCTTGATCGCGCGCGGCCTGTGCCTGTGCGGTGTAGGCGTTGAACTCCTCGCCGGTCATGCCGATCGCAACCGCATCCTTGAACATCGGCTGCAATGCCTGCATTTCTGCCATGGCCGCAATCTCTTCATCGGTCGCAAGCAGGCGGTCGAGGACTTCGCGGATTTCCGGCGTGATAGGTGCGCGCAAGGCGTCAACCGTTTTGTAGACCGACAGCAGCCAGCCCCGGAAGGTTTCGAACAGGCGTTGCAGGGCCGACGATGGGGCCTTGCCTTCCATCAGGTAGCGCTCGCCACCGCGCGCCCACATTTCATGCGCTTCGACAGGGATGACGCCATCGGCGATCGCATGGCCATTGGCAGCGAACCAGTCCTGCACTGCCTGCCAATCGGCCTTGACCTGTTCCGGCGCGTCAGGGCTTTGCGCGTCTGCCCGCAGTTCCTCTAGCCATTGGTGGGACAATTCGTGGAGAAGTGAGCTTAAGTTGCGCGATTCAAACAGTTCTATCCGAAAAGTAGAAAGGTCCCCGCCCGGCAAGAGGATTCTTGCACGCGGCTTGGAGGACATATCTTGGCCCAGTTCACGTGCGCCAATTGCGGTATTACCTTTGAGAAGTTCCCTTCGCGAGTTCACAATCTCGCCAAGCCCTTCTGCGGCCACCCTTGCAGTCTCGCGCACAAAAAAGCGAACCGCAGAGGCACGATCACTCATCATGGATATAGGCAGTTCAGCATCGAATGCCGATCCGTCCTTGAGCATCGCCTCGTCATGGAGCGCCACCTTGGCAGACCGCTTAGATCGACCGAGATTGTTCACCACATTAACGGGAACGGACTTGATAATCGCATCGAGAACCTTGCCCTCATGGAGGACAATGCGGCGCATCAGAGAGAGCATGGGCGCGAGCGTTTCGATACCGCTGAGGCTGTCCGTCTCCGAAGCGCTGGCTACACCTACAAGGATATTGGAAAGTTGCTCAACGCTAAGACCCAAACCGTTTACAAGCGCTTGCGCGATAATGGCCTTGTCATTCCCTTCACGCGCAAGGGCGTTCAGCGCAATCGAAGCGTTATCGCCTGACTGATACAATATCCGCGCATCAGATGGATCGAACGAACCGCGATTGTTGATGGATTTGATTTGCGTGGGGGAGAAGGCGACGAAAACCTTATCATCCCATCCATAACCCTGCCCATACGGGCCTTCATCGGTGATGTTTTCAAATATCACCCCGTCATACCCGTTCGCTTTTGCGAGGCGCGCTAGATCGTCAGTGGATTCAGCGTCGGGGTTCCCAAGTCCCTCAGATACATCGAGCGGGCCATGATCTTCTTCGTCGTAGTTATCAACGAAGTCGTCCTTTTCACTTTCGTTAGTGAAATACTCGGAGATTTCCCCGTCTTCGCTCTGCACGAACCATTCGCGCGCGCCACGGCTATCCCAATTCGCGCCCTCAAAATCCTCAACCGATGGCTCTTGGATTGAGAGGTAAACGGCATAGTTGCCTTCTTGCGCCGCGCTCATATCCGCGACGGCCTCGACAAAGGCTTGCTCGCGATCAGACGACCACGTTACCCAACCTTCAGAGTTCGTAACCGACCAACCACCATCATCCTCTTCTACTTTCCAACCAAAGGCTTCAGGATTTGCCGCGATCTCAGTTGGTGACGGGGGAGCGTCAATAATGCTTTTCGTGTTTGAATAGGTGGAAGCGCCCATAACGCTTGTGGTGAAGAATGCGCCCGCGTCCGCAGTCTTGCCATTGCCATCAGTGCGGAATCGGTCAAAGCCGCCTTTGCGCGTCCCATGATACACCACCAGCGGACGCCCTTCCTCATCCACGACAGCACTGTTTCCAAACCATGCGTAGAATGCCCTCAAACCTTCCTCAGAGCGCGCAAGAGGCATACCCTCGCTGTTGCGCGTCGGACGGGCCACGCCGCCAATGTCGATCGTTTCCGGCAACTGGTCATAGACCGTACCGTTATCCGTCGACTGTTCACCCATCTGCGCCACGGCATCGCGAATTTCCGCATCGGTCATTTCCGAAGCGCTCAGCCCACGCTCTGCCAACATCTGCGATAGATCGTCAGCAGCTGCCCGCACGTTGTCGGTCACAGCCTCTTGCGCGTAGAGCGGCGAGCCAGACAGTTCCTGCCCGATCGCTTCCAGCAGCACATTGTTGTCGATGCTCTGCCCGCTTTCGCGCAAGGCATAGAGGTCAGGGAAATAGCCTTCGCTGATAGCCGCATCCAGCAGGCGCTCAACCGAGTTGTCTGACGTAGCGCCACCGAGCATGTTGCCCTGCGCCGCATCAAAGGGCTTCAGCAGCTTGCGCTTGCCAACCTTACCCTTGTGCCATTTGTCACCGCCCATCGAGGCGATATCGCCGCCACGGTCTTCGATGCCACCGCGTGACGCGATCCATTCCAGCAGCGACTTGCCGCGCTGGCGGACAGCAGGACCGCCCTTGCGCATCGCGTTGACCACAAGGTCAAGCTGGTCGGCCTTGACGACTTCCCCCAGCTTTTCCGGCAGCACTTGGGCAATCTGTGTCGTGAACTCGTTGCCGGTCAGTTCACGCCCCATGCGTGCGGCCCGAGTAGCTTCACGCTGCGCAATGAGTTCAGCCTGCATGGCCGCATTGGCAGGGGTAAAGCCCGCATTTTGCAGCATCGACGTAACCCGCTGCACGATCTGGTCACGCGCCGTTGCCTCACCCTGTTGTGCCCGATCGCGCTGCATGGCTTGGTCGGTCAGTTCCGCCATCACGTCATCGAGTTCGGATTGCAGGCTTTCGGCCTCGCGCGCCGACATGCCGCCAGGAGCAAGGCGAAGGTCGGCCTTGATCGATGTCCAAGCCGCAGTTCCCGGCAGAGTGCCAAGCGCAAACGATGCAGGCAGGACGACATCGCCGCCCACCGCTTCAGCTTCGTCTATCTGCGCCTGATAGTCCGCAAAGGGATCATCAAACTGGTCATAGCTATCGGATTGCTGATAGGCGCGGATTGCTTCGGCAGGGACAAAGACCTGCGACACACCGGCATCGTTTGCCGTGCGCCCGACGAGTTCGGCATAGACTTCAGGATCACGGCCACGCAGTTTGCTTTCCTGCGCCGCACGCTCGACCTGATCGAAGAAGTTCGTTTCGTCCTTGGCTTGCTCTGCTTGCACAAGGCGGCCAGCAACCTTTGCGCCAGCGTCGATCGAGGATGACGCAGCCTTGGCAACGGCAGTCTGCACCGTTGTTCCTACGGCAGTTTGCACCAGCGTCGACAAGGCCGCTTCAGGACGTTCCGCCACGTAGGCAGAATAGGGCTTGTCAGGATTGAGGACGGCCCATTCATTGAAGTCCTGCAGGACCGTGGCAATCTGTTCTTGCGGGATTTCCGAGGTAAGCTGCACCATCAGTGCGCGGCCAAACGGTGTCTTCTTGGCAATCGCGTTGAGCAGTTCCGTGGCCGGTAGCTTTTCGGTGATGACCTCGACCCACGCTTGCCCAAGTCCGTAGTTTAACGAGCGGACCGGATCGATGCCCTTTTGCCGAGCCTCATAGACGGCAGGAAAGCCAGTCTGCGCGCCCATCAGTGTCATGGTCAAGGCTGGGCTTCGCGTTGCCGCACCCGCCACCACAGCGAACATCGATGCAGGCGTTTGCTCAATGCCCTGCAGTACATTTTCTTCCAGCCACCCGCTGTAGGCGGGGCGAGCCTGTTGCGCCGCTGTGGCCTGCACCGATACACCAGCGTTCCAGTACGCCTTGCGCGCGGCTTGGCGCTCCTGAAGCTGGCCGACCGTCTGCGTGTTCGGTGAGGCGATTGAGGTCAGGAAGTCATACGCGCCGTTGATATAGTCCGACAGAACGGCATTCGTCTGCGCGCCAGTCTGGGCGAAGCGATAGCCTGCAGCCTTTGCTGTACCGGGAAGTTTAGCCTTGGCCCATTCCCACGCCCCACCAAGGATGCCCAGTGCCTTGTGATCGTCCGAGGCAGCGACCACACCTCGCGGATCATCCTGCGCCCACAGCCGATAGACCGGGAACATATCAAGCAACGCGCCCATCTTGTCGGCACGTTGCGCCTTTTCGACATCGCCTAGCCGGTCTTCGATCAGTGCGGGCGGCTCGCCGGTTTCGCGTGCGACCCGCGTGACCTTTGCTGTCGTGTCAGGATCAGGAGCCTGGATAATGGTCGAGCGCGCTTGTTCCGTCTGCAGAACGCCCATCGCCTTCGCGATCGGGTTTTCCACTTCGCTCTGTTGCGACGTGCGGCGCTTTTGCCGCTCCAAGTAGTCAAACGGGATGAGCGGTGCTTGAGCCATGCCCTACGGCTATGGCAGGCAGCGCTTACCTTGAATCGCCCCCGAGAATGCGGAACGCTAAAGCGCAGAGCGCAATCGTGACAATGACGAACTCTAGCGGGAATACAAACGGCACACCCCGCGTTCGGCTGTATTCAGCGACAAGCACGATCGGGATAAGGCTCAGCCCAAATCCCCACATCAGACCCTTGCGTGTCGAATCTCGCATCAGGCCGACATACTACCTTGCCCCGGCATTGACCAGCATTGCCCGATACATGTCCAGCTTTTCCTGATCCGTAGGCGCGCGGCCATTGACCTTGAAGGCGCGAACAATGTCAGCCATCGCCCCATCCGGTATCTGGTCGACGCGCGTGACATTGTATGCCTTCATTGTGCCCCCGAATAGGCCAGCCTTGGGAATATCGCGGACAGCACCCTTTACCGCCGCCTCATAATCAGCAGGCGTCACCACGCGGTTTTTAGCCTGTATGCCATCGGTGTAGGCTTTGGCCGTGTCGAAGACTTTTGGCCAGTCCTTGTCAGACACATCGACGCCGCCGTATTTCTTCATCCAATTAATTGCGCCGGTGATACCGCCACGCGGGTCATACTCTTGCGGCTTGTTCTTCTTGCCGATGAGATCAGCTTGCGACAGCACGAACGAGCGCAGTTCATCCGGCGCGACGTTGCCGACTTCCTTGGCCAGATCAACATTGAGGAACGCATCAGGGTCCGTGCGCTGAAGGATTTGCAGTTGAAGCGACCGCGTGCCGTCCTTTGGGATAGCAGCCTTCGCAGCCTTATTCTTGGTGGCCGTCTCCGTCAGGCGCATCAGGTCGGTCGGGTCCATCTTGGCCCGCGTCGACGCTGGAATCTGGCTGATGTCGGTGAAGTTATCGCCTAGCCCGATAACAGCCTGCACAGCCTCATCGCCCGCCGCCTTGTATTGGCGCTGCAGTAGTTGCTCATCGCGGGCAATCTGCTTGTCGGCCACGCCCTTGACGCGCTCGCGCTTTTCCAGCGTCCAGCCTTCCTTGTCGGCCAGCGCATCGATCTTGTTGTAAACCGCGTCCTTGTCCCATGTGCGAGGGGTTTCGGTCGGGACCACACCGCCACCGGCAAGCCACTTGTCAGCATTGCCCATGTGTTCCCGAAGTATCGTGTCGACATGGCTTGATACCGTGCCATTGCCGTCACTTGCCCCGTAGCGACCCGGAGCGCCCGCATTGATGGTGGAGTATAGGTCTTTGACGCCCATGCCCCTTTTGAAGCCACGATCCTCTAGGAAGCTGCTTACAGCCTTCGACCACTGTTCCGGCGTAGAGTTCTTGTCGATGCCGTATTTCTTGCGCTCAGATGGCCCGAACTGGATCAGGCCCATATACTGACCGTTCTTGCCGCCCATGACCGTAGGGGAGAACGTGCCGCCCGTCTCATAGGACATCACGGCGGCGACTTCAGTAGGCGTCAGACCGAACTTGTTCGCAACGTCGGTCGCAACCTTCGTCCACCCCGTTCCGGTCTGTGTCATCGGCGGGCCTTCACCCGGAGCCATATCGGCAAAGGCGCGCGTGAAGTCGGTATAGTCGGCACGGAACTGCAACGGCCCCTGCAAATCCTTCATCACTCGCTCGCGATCGGCGCTGATCATCTCGTCCGCGTGCGCGTCGAAATAGGCCGCGACCATTTCAACGTCAGGATCAGGCACGGCAAGCAGTTTGTCGACCGTGTTGGCATGAACGCCGGAAACGAACTTCTTTTGCGACAGGGCAATCTCTGCCTGCCCCATACCCTTCATCTGCCCAAGCTGCGCGATCGACGCCTTGCCTGCATCAATGGCCTTCAGGCGTTCATCACTCTTGTCGGGGTTGTTGATGGCGAGGTCAGCATAGCTTTCCACCTCAGACGACAGCACGCCGACGCGCTCTGCCTGGGCCTGCCTGATCGTATGCCCGCCAATAGCCTGTAGAGCCTCAGCGTGGCCGGGATCATAATACTGTTCGAACAGCGCACGCATCCGGGGATTGGTCACGCTGCCAAGCGCTTCCTCGCGGATTTTCTGCAGCCGCCCTTCGGTGTCGACGCGGGCATTGACGGCATTGCCACCCTGCAGCGTTGAGAACTCAGATGTTACCCCTGATGCCGCAGTCCTTGCCTGCAGAGCCAGCTTGCGCGCCTGTGTGTCGTCAAACTCTGCGTTGAGAGCGTCCTGCGCTTGCGCGAACTGGCCAACGCTTTGCGCCAGACGCTGACCAGCAGCCGCGATCATCTCTCCGCCAGATGGGCCGGAAGGCGCACGGAACCGCGCTTCAACCGGAGCAACGCCCTGTGTGGCGGGATTATAAACCGGAGCGCGAGGCATTATCCGCCATTCTGCTTTGCTTTGATCTGCATGTATTGCTTGGCACCGCCCAGCACAGTTGAGCCGAAGTCAGCTACACCGCCCACAATAGCCCCCGTCTTTTGCGATCGAGCCATATTCGCCTCAGCCTTGAAATTGGAAGCGTTGATGTCGCGCGACTTCACCGCATTCGCGCCAGCCTTGTAGATACGGCCCATGTCCTCGCGGCCCAGCATATCGGTGTCAGCCACCACGTCGGAGGCAGTGCCGAAATCCAGACCCACGCCATTGGCTGCAGCCGCAACACGCTGTTGCCCTTTAATCTTGGCGACTTCACGATACCGCGCCAATGCAGCATCGCGGGTATTCTGCATCTCATCTTGCGCGGCATTGCGTTCCATCGCCGCATTGCGTTCGGCAAGATCGCGCTTCAGGTTCGCTTGCTGGACCGCCATCACCGTGCCAGTGGCCGTCGATATTGCCGCAGTACCAGCAGCGACCAAGGTCAAGGTGGCCGGATCGCACATTACGCAGCCACCTTTTCGAAGTAGTGGAAGGGCGTGCCGTTCACGTCGATTGCCTTGTCGTCCACGGTAAAGCCCCAACGCCGCAACAGGCGGATTGCCTGCCCATTCTGCGCCGACACTAGGTTTGCAAGCCGTTGGCGTGAATCGCCCATACGTGACAGGATTCCAGGCCCCCACATCAGCAACTCACGGCCATGGCGATAAACCTCATCGGTCCCGAGGAACCACGGCACCGCCTCGCCGGTCAGGGCGTTTTGATCCACCACACCGAACATCGCGTGCGGCACACCGTCAACCAACGCAGTCCAAGCCTTCGACGATGACATGACGCCATGCCGTAAAGCCTGCTTCGGAGTGCGCCCAAACGCTTCCACTTCCATGCGATCGATGGCCCGCATCCGGCGCGCAATGAAGTTCACATGTCGGAACGCCGCAGGGACTATCCGGATGCGGCTATCCATTGACGATCGGGTCCAGTGCCACGCCGAGCAGCGTGAAGGGCAGCGGGTCGACCTGCCTGATAAGCACGCCCACATTCTCAGCCGCCTTGTTCGCCATGTTTACCGTCACCTCACCATTAATGAGGTTGTCGGCAGCGCCATAGGCTTCGCCCGTTCGGCTTTTCACGATGAACAGGTTGCTTTCGTTGATGCCCGCGAGGATTGATCGCGTATCAGCAACTGTCAGCACGACCTCGCCAAGCCCTTGCGACCGGCCAAGGTTAAACCCGGCGCTTTGGGTATTCATGCGAACCGGCAGGGTTTCGACTTCGGTGACGTATGGAATGCCGAACGTTACCCGCGACACAGGGCCGAAATCCTCAGGCAGAGTGAGCGCGCCATTGGTCACAGTCAGATCGCGGATGACCTGCCCGTCACAGACACCGACAACATCACTCCGGCCCTCCAGATGCCAAAGCCCGGTAAAGTGCGATTGTGGCGCTTCGAAGGATGCAGACACAGCGCAGTCCATGAAGCACGCATCATCCACCGTATCCCAACGATGCGAAGCCATGCGTTCGACAAACTGCCTTGCAACGCCGTTCACGGTGCGCTCGACAATCATGTATAGCCGATCCTCGCCGTTCTCCGTGATCGAGCAGACCGACTTGACCAGCCCATCTGTTTCACACAGCGTCCAGCCCCAGACGTTTTGCTCTTGCTCCCATGTGAAGCACAGCAACTTGCCATCAGAACGCGCCGCCCAGATCACAGACCGAGGCTCTTGCGCGTAAGCCCAAGACACAATCGACATCTGTTGCAGAAAATGCGGGGAGAAGATCGAAACGTCGTTCGACGTCAGGCCATCGATCGCAAAATCAAAGCCCAGCGTGCGAACAGATTGCCCTGTCGACGGAGCATAGAACACCACATTATCGACCACCAGAGGCGGCAGGCGCGACGATCCACGCCCAGTCTGCCTCCTAGTGGCAGGCGGCGTTGTCGCGTCCAGAACACCGCCAGACCCGTCACCGTCGATGTTGAACACGCTATCCGAAGTCAGGGCAATCAGCGAGGTTGTAGTGACCAACTGGTTTACCGAGTTCACCCGGCCCGCAATGATCGTGAAGGCAATGCTGTCATCGGCGCGCAGAGGCCGCGACCTGTCCATGTTTTCAAGCTGGCCTGATCGCGTGCCCCAGATGCCATGCGGGATGTTTCTGGTCCGCGCCCACATCGCCCGTTGCTCAAACAGCGTGACGGTCGAAGGGTAATCACCAGCACCCGGAAACGGATTGTAAGCCTGCGGGGGGGCCTTGTCCAAGGCTGGCCCGATGTTGTCATCGCGGAAGGTCAGGTCTTCGGTAGTGCCGATATACCCGAAGAACTGCGAGTTTTCCGCCTTGTAGACGTTGTACCGCGTTGCCCCTGCCACTGCGCTCCATGTGACCGTGTTATAGTTCTTCTTGAGCGTCAGATCATTGAGGCCGGTTGCCTGCCCAGAGGCACGGCTTTCCTGCCCGGTGTCATCGTTGAACGCGGTGACGACATAATAAGCGTTCTGCGGGAAGTAGTTTACACCATCGTTGTCCGCGTCGGTGTTACCGACCGTGCTGACGCAGTTGCAATCAGTCGGAGCGGCTACCGTAGGGCCGAACGAAACATCCTGAAATTCCCAATCGGTGTGAGCGTTGCGCAAAAGCTTGCCGGGGATATGATCAATGTGGGCGATGAACATCGTGTCTGCGGTCTGCTCGAAATCGAGTTCCGCCAGTTCCACGCCGTTATACGGACTGCCTACCTTGTAGACGCGCGCACCGCCCATCAGAAACCATACCCAGCTTTGTAGCCAAACAGACCACCAGCGCCACCATAGTAGTCAGGCGGTTCAGGTTCAGCCACAGGAGGAGGCACCACAGGCGCGGTCGGGACTACAGGCGCACCAGAGCGCACCACACCGCCATCGCAGGATGTGAACGCGTCAACGCCGCTTGTGTCTGCATCGATCGTGAAGTTGTTATCATCAATGATCGTGATGACCGGCCATGCCCGACCGTTGAGGAAATCACCCATCCCGCCTGCTACACCAGTGATATAGAACAGATCACCCGGCAGCAGGCCATGATAGGCCACCGTGACCTTTGCTTGTGAGGCATTGGTGATGGCAGATATGGCTTGTTCTTCTTCAAGCAACCGACCACCAAAGGCACAAGGCGACATATAGCCTTGCCCCATTTCCAAGGCATATGTCTGCGTCAGCGAAAATTGAAATGGCACAAGCCGCGTCGGCTGAGACGGATTGATAACTTCGGCGACCAGTTGCGTGCCGGGGCGCTTTGTCAAACCGCCATACTTCAGGATCAGGACATTACGCGCCTTCTTGACGCCTGCGGCATACATATCCGCATCAAACCGGCCATATAGGTCAGGCGCTATCTCGCCCCGGCTGAAGTTCGGTTGAGCAGTGCGGAAGGTCACGGCACGTAATTCCCGACACCGGCCCGCGCATACTCTGCTTCAGAGATATACCGGCGAGGCGTCGACTGCCGCTTGTTCTCTTCATCGCCGATCGCGCGTTGCCGTGCCACTTCAGCCTGTTGCGACAGGTATTGCGCGACCTTGGCATCCTTCTTGATGGGCAGGGCAATCCGTGCACCAAGTTCAAGTTCGAATGCTCGCTGGACAGAAGCTGGCAGGTCTGCAGCCGTGATGTTTTTGCGCGTGTAAACCAGTGTCGCGGTCGGCACGTTGGTATAGATCACCCCGCCTTCGTTAAGGAAGGCCAGTGTCATGCCATCCTGAAGAGGGAACGAGTACGGCCCGAACGTCGGCAGGATAACGGCATCATCCTCCACTTCCCGCACCGCAAGAGGCTGCGCCATATCTGAAGGCACGGCATAGGCGTAAAGCCATTCGGCAGGCCGATCATTCGTGACAGCAGCCAGCACTTCACGCTTGGTCAGCCAATGCCATTCGGTCCAGTCAGCCAGTTCATCCAGAAGGGGTTGAGCGAACCGGACAACTTCGCGCGCCTCAAGCGAACCTTCTTCAAAATCAGCAATGGCCCCGGCAGCGATCTGCGCCAAGGCCCGGTTGCAGAGTTCCAGAAGCGTAGCCATCAGGCGACAGTTCGAGCCGTAATCTTGACCGTCTGCCCGGTTGTCACGAAGGTGCGCAGCGGCATTTGCACATTGGCAGGAAGGAAGAAGCCGTTTGTCGCCGTGGCATCCTTCGTCTCACCAGCGCGACTGATCGTCACATAGTGCGCTGTGTCAGAAAACAGGATGCACACATCGCTATTGGTCGGGATGGCATTCGAGGCAGCAGATGTGGTGGAGGTCGTTACCGTCTCTGTGCTGAGAGGGAAGCCTGCAACCCCAAGGTCCACATTGTCGAAGTAGGAAATGTAAAGCGTGGCCATATCAAACCCCTTTTGTCGGGGGATAGGGCGAGGCTTCAGGCGATTGAATCGCTAGGGCTCAAGCGCCGTGATACGCGTTTCATGGTCAGCCGCAGTCGCCTGTAGTGCCGCCACCAATGCCTCTAGCGCGGCAATGCGGCTTTCATGATCGGCAACCTGCACGCCATCAGCCGCAACAGTCGGGCCTGGCACCTCTTGGGCGCGCCGGTTCGGGATGTCGGTGAGGTTGAGGTTTTTGCCTTGGAACATAGAAAGCGGGCCGAGGTTTCCCCCGGCCCATCCCCCTTACTCTGCCTTGGCGCGAGGGCGGGAACCACCCTTCTTGCCATCAGCATCGTGATCAAGCGGATCGACAGGCTCACCCTTGGCGTCCAGTTCGATCCACGTCTTGCCCTTGGGCGCATCGGTCGTAAACGTGTCGCCAGCGAAAATGTAGTTTTCGTCGACGTAGACGTTTTCAGTTGCGCGATAAGTAGCCATTACGCACCCCCGATCGTCTTGTTGGTCTGGCGGGCCATGACAACGCCTGCGGTGATCTTGCCGGTAGTCGGCGCGGTCCCGGTGATGTCATAGAAAAGACGAACGTAACGAGCCTTGGTCCCTTCCGGGAACTCATAGGGCGTCTCGAACTGGTAGCCAGCCACCAGAGCAGCAAGCAGGACAGTCTGCCCGCTCTGGATCGTGGTCCAGCTCGAATTGTCGGGCGAGGTCTGGACCTGCACGACAAGGCTAGTGAGGTTGTTGAACGTCTCAGTTACGCGAACCGAGAGGTAGACGCATTCCTCGCCAATGCCGATATCGCGCGTCAGGGCCGAACCGCCATAAGGCGTGCCGGTTGCGCCGAGGTCGATCACATTGGTCGAGGCCGCGTCTGCCGTGATTGCCTGCGCATCGGAGAGCAGGAGCGAGTTATCGTAAATCATCGGTCGATCTCCTTACGAAAGCGCTGCTTCGGTGTTGAGCAGGGCATCGGTTTCGCGGATGGGGATGCCGCGCCAGGTCAGGACTTCCTCGCCCTGAATTTCCTTAGGCACGAGACGCACGAAGTTGTCGGTCGAGCCGCCGCGTCCGTTGGTCTGTTCCGCATCAAGCGCTTCCATCAGCGTGCGGTTCAAGTAGATCACGGTGCGACCCGGCGACATCTGGCCCGGCTTTTCCATCTTGTAGGCGCGACGGCCCTGCAGACGGTAGTAAGCCTTGCGCATCAGCGGATTGAGCGCCGTCGAACCAGCAATGAGATCCGAAACGTCGATGTTCGCAACGCGTGCATTGTAGCGCCAGTCCTTGACGGCGATGCCCGCGTGCTGCGTGAACATCTCTTCCTTGACGTAGTACGGATTGCCCGAACCGTCGAGGATGCGCTGTTCACCCTTGTCTTCGCGCATGACGCCAGCAGGGATGTTTTCGGGCGTCAGCATCGAGGTCTGACCGTCGCCATGGGTGACGAACCAGATCGAGGCGTTGTCCGAACCAGCGCCGCCGCCGTTGATCACATTGGCATTGGCCAGCGTGTTGTAACGAGGAGCAAGGCCGTGGAACTGCTTGCCGTTGATCAGCACGTTCGAATAGAACACCGCGCTTTCCATGGTCTGGGCCATGGTTTCAAGGAAGCCGTTTGCTTCCATCAAGCGCAGCTTCGAAGCCTGATCGGGCTTCAGCTTGAGCAGACGGGCGTCGACGCTCGACAGACCTTCGATGAAGCCGGTCGTGTCTTCGACTTGAGTGTAAGTGCCCTTGCTCTGAGCGATGCCCTGATAGAGCGCACCCCAAGAGACAGACGGCAGGCCGGTCCGAATGGACGAGACGTGCTTTGCGCCCTTGTTGCAGGTGATGACGTTGGCGTCCTTCATGAAAGGCGTCAGGTTGGTCAGGGCTTCGACGACATCGCCGATCCCGTCACCGCCCGCTTTCAGAACGTCGATGAGATTCCAGTAGGTAGTGCCAAGAACGGCCATGATTACCCCCTTTAGTCGTTGGGATAGAGCCGCTTTTCGAGCGGCGTTTGGGTTGAACCTCCCGCGCCGGAGCGCACGAAGTCACCATCCTCAGACACCATCTCACCAAGACGCCGCGCCATGCGGATCATGTCGGGATGATTACCAAGTCCGGTTTCGGTGAGCAGTTGGCGGAAGGGATGGCCTTCGGTGTATCCGAGAGCATCAAGGCCCTTGCCCGCCAAATGCACGGTCTGTTCGCGGTTGCCTCCGCCAATCTCGGCATCAGCGTTGAAGGCATCGAGCCATTCCTTGCGCTGCGCCGCCATCAGGTCCGTCATCTGCGCGGTCTGTGCAGTGATGGCCTTGTCCATTGCCTGCTTGACGATCGGCAGAAGAGCGTTGGCCTGTTCGTTCGAAAGGCCCGCTTCCTTCAGGATCGGTTCGGCAGTGCCCAGAAGTTCCGCGTCAATCTCCATCCCCTCAAGGGTGAGTTCGTACTTTTCGGGAACTACGGGGGTGGCTGGTTCCTCCGCCTTGGCTTCCGGCTCCGTGGCCGGGGCCTCCGGTTCAGCCAGCGCGCCGCCAAGAACGGTTTCATCGGCGACAACATCAGGCGTCGTCGTCTCCACCGGGGAGGTCTCTGTAGCGGTCTGTGTCTCGATTACGGTTTCGTCTGCCACTGGTCGGCTCCTTGGGGTTCATTGCTTCGCGGATTGCTGCATCGAGCGTCGTGATCGCTTCAGGATCAGCGGCACGGATTTGCTCGGGCTGGCCAAGGTGGGCCATCTGCAGCAGGTCGAACCCCAGGCTTCGGCGTCCCTCGAAATGGCCGAGGTCACGCCCTGTTTGCCCATTGGCAGGAGCGTAGTGGCCGAGGATGCCCGCGCTTTGAATCGCGGCGAACAGGAAGCGTCGGAACTCAGGGCGAGACAGAAGAAATTCAGCGTCGTTCGGATCAAGGATCACGCAGGCATCATCCTGTTGAGGAGGCTTTCACCGCCACCGACATCTGTTTCGGAAAGCAGGCGGGCTGCATCTGCACCTTGCTGCATGGCCGGAGCCATCGCCGCCATCTGCGCGGCCTGTTGCTGTTGCTGGCGCGAGGCGCGGATAGCCTCCACGTCCTTGATGTTGCGGATCAGCTTGGCAGGCGCACCGGCACGATAGCCGTATTCGTCAATCGCTTCGTCGAAGTTGATCTTGTCGAGCGCTTCAGGATTGACCGCAGCCATGTTGCCGACAAAGCCGACCACACGTTCGATCTGGCCAATGCCGACCATGCGCTGCATCTGCGTCAGGATCGACACGAACTCGACATTGATGGGCGCGCCAGAAAGCGCCTCAGGCACGGGCGGTAACATCTGCCCACGCGACATGATGCCGAATGCACGGTCGATCGCGATTTCCAGCTTTTCATTGGCAACGCGCTCAATGACCGGGCCAAGCTGCGTCAGCTTTTCCTCGTTGCGGGCCGCAATCTCTTCCATATTGCGAGGCTGCACACCGCGCATGTTGGTGATGGCGTTAAACAGGTCAGCGAACGACAGGCCATCGATTTGCTGATGGCACTTCATGATCTCTTCGCCGATCGCGTTCACGGCCTGATACGGCATCTGATACGGAACGATGATCTGGTCTTTGTCGACGCTGGACGCGGTGACGGTGCGGCCCGGTTCACCAGTCAGACGAATACCGGCAGGCACGATCTTTTCAGGCTTAACCATCGCGTCGATGGCTTCGTTGCGGCGCTTGGCCTGCATCTGCAGTTCACGCAGCGCAGGCAGACTTTCCATGCCAGGAGAGACGCCATAGGTATCACCGCCCACGACATCCCAACGCGGTGCCCAAAAGGGCTGTTCTTCATACCCCGAGACGCGGAGCAGGTTGCGCTCGCCGTCTTGGTCATCCCAATAGACCGAGCGCCATGGCTTTGACCCGAACTTGAGCGGGTTGTGATCCGGGTTTGGCTCGATCGCGTGATAGAACTCGACCGGCTGTTCGTAGTCGGACTTGTCGTAAAGCCCACGGATGCGGTTTGAGACGCGGCCCTTAAACGTGTCGACCGCCTGCTTCACTGTCATCGGGCAGAAGCGATAGAGCGTGTCAGGCGTCATCGCATCGCCCAGCGCGATCCAGTACTCCCCGGCAGTCAGGGCGTGACAGACAGACCCGACCTTGGGATGCTCGACCATCACACAGGCTTCAGTGCCGAACAGCCCTTCCTCTGCGTATCCAGCCTTCACCGCGCCGTAGAAGTTGCCGCCAGCAAAGAAGGCATACATGCGGCGCTCGACTTCAGAGAGCCATTCACGGATGCCTTCGCCCTCGTTCATCTGGTCATCAGCCAGCTTGAGCGTGAACCATGGGCGTGATGCACTCGACAGGCCCGAGGTCATGCCATTGGCCAGCGTGCGGAATGCTTCGATGCCGTGCGGATCAAACAGCGCCTTGTTGCGTGTGCGGCGCAGGGAGCCTTGCTTGTCCTTCTGGGTCGTCAGGAAGCGGGAACGAGCAGGCTGCGCAAAGCGGGCGATGTCGCGCCACTCATCTTCGTAGTCGGTGCGAATGTTTTTCATGCCCACAAGCCGAAGCCTGCAGTGCTTGCGGATATCCGCGTCCTTGCCGGTAATGTCCGGAGCGTCAGCCAAGGGTAGGCTTGCCGACCGCAGGCGAACCGAGTGTGCCCTGTGCTGAAGTGACAAGGCCCGCCATCAGCATACGGCGGCGCTTGCTGTCATCCATGGAGCCAGCAGGAGCGCCAGCATCGGGCAGCTTTACCGCCTGCCGGTCAGGGACGGACGGGATATCAGGTGCGCCGCAGATGGTAGCCTCCTATCGAATGGACAGGAGGCGGTTTAAGCGGGGCTAGAAGGGCGTTGAATCGCGCCACCAGTTGCGGACGGCATCAGCCACCGCTTGGCGTAGTTCCCATTGTCTACGCACTTGGGGAGTGGCGTTTGCCACTATGGCGCGCATGATGGTAGGGCTGACGGGTATGGATCGCATCACAATTCCTCGTATCGATCCCGACGCACCTCAGGGGCCGCTATGGCAGGAAATGGCGTAGGGTCGCGTTGGTATCTCTCCATCAGTGGCCCAGAGTTGCGCCTGATCCAGTGACGATCATGGCCGAGCGTAGCCAAGGCGCGACAATAGGCTTCGAAGTCATGATCAATCGAGTTCGCCATATCGATCACCTCCACCGCTGTAGTTATCAGGATTGAGATACCCCGGCACGTTGCGCGGCATCACCGGTTCGGCAAATGTGCAAGCCAGAGCATCAGCCCAGTCAGGCGATGGCAGGCCACGTTTTTTCATATCCTTCTTGCGCTCCAATGTGACGCGCGTGTCATCGGATGCAAAGGCATAGGTCAGCCCGATAAGATCGTCGCGCAGTCGTTCCTCTTGCGGGATCGTAGCGCCGCGCAGCCATGACCGCATCTTGGTCCACATCTCTGCCCGCTTGTTTGCGGTGCGGACCTTTACGCCTGGTTCGAGTTCAGCATCTCTGCCTTCGCCGCCGAACCAGACTTCCATGACCGGTGTGTCAGGACGTAGCTGACGTAGGCGATCGACAATGGCCGCGCCGATGTTGCCCGCGTCTACAAATATCGCGTCAGGATGCCAACGATCGGCCTCTAGTGCGATATCACCGGCCAGCGTCATGCTATCCATCTGCCCCCACTTCTTCCATGGACGCGACACGGCATCACGCCCCTGCCTGATAGCCAGCACGCTTTCGTCATCGCCGAAGCGGGCGCAGTCCACACCGAAGATGACCGGATCGCTAGCAAGATTGGCTGGCACAGGACGGGCTTGCGCATCCTCTACCAATCCGAGCGGAATGAACTGCATGGACGATGCCGATGGGAACATGCCACGGACACGGACCTTGGCAACGTCGCTATCCTCGCCATAGGTATCGACTATTTCCTGCAGGTATTTCTTGTTCGTGCCTTCGACGGTGCGGCTGTCGATCTGTTTCGTTTTCCAGAGATTGCGCTGCTTGCCGAAGCATTCACGAAAGGCCCCGGTGTTGAGCGTCGGGTTTCCGAATGCCAGCCATAGGATTTCCGTGTCGGCGTCAGTCAGCGCGCCAAGAGCGACCTCCCACACCTTGTCGGCGATACCGGATGCTTCGTCGAAGATCAGGACAATGCGCTTGCCCTGATTATGCAGACCGGCGAACGCTTCGGTATTGTTCTCGGACCACGTTACGAGGTCGGCCCGCCATGACTTGTGGCGCCCCGGCATGGTCGAGATGATCGATGTCGCGTTGCTCTTGAACCATCCTGACGTGAGAGCGAGCCGCTGCCACTTGGCGAGTTCCGGCGAGGTCTTGGTAAGCAACTGGCCTTCGGTGTTCGCCGTCACAACGACGCGGCTGTCGACGCAGGTATCCAGCGCCCACTTGTTGACCATCGAGATACCGGCTGACTTCCCGATACCGTGCCCAGACGCCACCGCGATACGGCAGGGGTTATAGCGACTGACAGGGCTGGCAAGATGCTCCTCAATCTGCAGCATCATTTCCCGCTGCCATGTGCGTGGGCCCGCTTCCTGCAATTCCGCAGTCTCCCACGGATAGGAGAACAGCGCATGGTCCAACGGAGAATAGCGAAACTCACCGATGCGGGTTGCAAGGTCGACTTCAGCCTGCGTTGCCATTTACCCTCGCGTTGCCTGCATTGATCGCCGCTACCAGATCGATGTTCGAGCCATCAGCGTTGCCGTGCTTGATGAGTTCGCCGTAGCGCTTCGGGTCCCACTTCGCCAAAAGCTTCAGCCGGGTTTCAACCTGCAGCTTGCGATGGCCAAGCATGTCTTCGACCACCTCTTCCATGCCGTCCTCACTGCGCTTGATACGCTTGCCTTCGACCGGCGTGTCAGCAATGCGAAGGGCATCCAGAGCAATCTTGTCCCAGCCAGTCTCACGCGCGCGCGCGATGGCCGCAGAAATTTCCGGATCATCGTCGGCCCAATCCCTTATCGTGTTATCACAAGGCATACCATCCTCGCTGCAAATCACAGTGAGAGGAATGCCGTTACGCAGGCCGTCGAGAACCTTCGCGATAACTGCGGCGCGTTGCTTAGGGCTGTAGGCCATCACTCACCCCCCGGTGTAATCAGGAAGTGCATCTTGCGGCGCACGATCAGTTCTTTGAGGCGGTCGACCATCGTTTCAAACCTAAGCAGACCCTTGAGCGTATCAACCACCTCACCAGTGGCTTGAGCAGCTTCGCATGTATCTGCCATTGCCTTAAGCAGCGGCTTTGGATCATGGGTGCCGCGTGGCATGTGGTTTCCTGTGGTTCTCATCTCTTCGCTTGCAGCCGTCCACTTGCCTGTAGCAATTACCTGGACACGCCTGAATCGCTGGTTGCTGATGTCGCGACGGATAAGACCCTTACGATCAGCAAGGCGCTCCACAACATTACGTGAGGCGCTATCGGACGATCGGCCAGTGAGGTCATTCAGGTCCTCTCCTGTAGGACAAGGTGCGCCACGCTCTGCAGCGTCAAAGATCGCAGCGTAGATAATCACCTCATCATCGGTCAGACCGCAAACCTCTTGCGCGGCAGCAATGATACGATCGCGGTCCCTGTTACAGACTAGCGGCGCTGTTGCCATCTTACCGTCCCCCTTTGATTGCGTGGCTAAACTTTGCGAACCGCCACGACATCCCCACCGCTTCCCTCATGCTTCCATCTGATCTGATCGCGGGTGAAAGTGGCTTGCGTCCAAACGCCTGCTGACCAAGGGCCTCGCAGGATGATCTGATACGGCCCTTCTTCGCGGGGTTCGCGGGTTCCAGGCCAAGGGTGGAAGCCTTCGGGCAAGTCATGCACCGCGTGCCTCTAGTTCGGCACTCAGGGCCTTGCCTGCCTCTGCCTTCAGGGCTTCCAGTTCTTCCGGCTTGATCGTCTCGACAGGTGCGCGCCATTCCCGCTCATGCAGCCATGCAAGGTGACGGGCGCGGCTCTTGGCGTAGCGACGGCGAGCACCGGGGATCAGGGCCGCAGCACGAACCTCGGCAGGCGTCGGCAGAAACTTGGACGTGCGCACCAAATCCACAAACGCTGCCCGAAGATCGTCAACGGGAATGTCGTTCAGGGCCAGCCAGTAAATCTCCAGGCGGGCATCGGCTTCCTCCTTGGAAACCTTGGTCTGTGCCGTGGCCATAGCCAGCTTGCCGATCATCACTTCGACCTGTTGCATCGAGGCAAGTTCAGGTTCGGGCGTGGCGGCAAATTCAGAAAGCTGCCGTGCTGCGTTCGGGCCGACCACCGGGTTGTCCCCGCTCATCAGCAGATCGTGCAGCCTGTCGGGCAATGACGGCTTGGACGTAAGGGTTCCGTGGGGCTTGATCGTTGCTAGCTGGGCGGTCATTTCTGCGTGCTCCGAATTTCGCTTTGTTCAAGGCCCAAGTGGACCAAGCGTCCTGCCAATCGAGGAACCTGTTTCCTCTGGCGCGGTGGTGGGCTGTGAAGTGCTCCACCTGTGTTTCCAGTTCACCGGGTGGCCAGCTATCGACCGCAGCGCGGGATTTGGTTTTTGGTCCAAACTCAGCAGGCCACCAGCCATCAGGGATCGGGTGCGCCTCCCCCTTTGGTTTATTACGGGGGGTTTGGGAGGGTTTGTGTAAAGCTGCTTTACGGGTGGCGTTAACTGGCTTGACGGGTAAAGCTGCTTTACGGGTCAAATCATTTGACGGGTGCGACGCAATCAGCGGAACAGCGGCCAAAGCCTTGATACAAATGGCGTATTCGATGGTGAAGCCATTGGCGCATTGACGCTGCCCGACTTCACGAACCAAGCCATCATCAATCAGGCTCTTGATGGTCGTGATGATCGTTTGGCGGGTTGTGCCGATCTCTTCAGCCATGCGCTGCTTGCTGGCCCATATGCCAGCGCCATCATCGTCAGCCTTGTCCGCAAACAAGGCAAGCACAGCCTTACGGGCCATGCTGCCAAGCTGGCGGCTATAGACTTCGGTGATGAGGGCGTTGCTCACTGGTCTCGGTTCCGCCAGCTATCGTTAGAAGCAAACTGGTCCACAATCTCAGTGGCGCACTTTTCAGGGTCAGCCCAAATCTCACTCCCCGTGAAACGAAGCACCTTCATGCCCTTGGACTGGAAAAAGCGGTCACGCTGCTTGTCGCGGCGCGCTTGCTCCTTTGTGCGTTCGTGGAAGTCGTGACCGTCACATTCAACGATCATCCAGCGCGGCTTTGCCTGACTGATCGGGATGGTGGCATCCACGATCAGCATATCAACACGATACTTGCCAATGGGCACCTGAAAATACACGAATGCAGCGTTGTCGAAGTATGGCTTTGCAGGCGGCGAACTGCTCTTCATGAAATGAATGCCGACTTCGCAAATCTTGTGCTCGGCATAGAGTGCTGCAAGCAAAAGCTCTTCAATCGGGCTTTCGCACATTTCCCGGCAGCTTTCGAAGCCTTCCAAAAAACGCAGCCGTTCAGCATCTGCGGCTTCTCGGATCAATTCGGAGGCGCGGTCCTTGCCGCCATTGAGCGAATGAAGCTTCGTCACCTTGTTATCTCCTTTGCTCATTTGACCACCCGAAATTCGATGTCTGGAAACGAGGCTTTCGCCAAAGCGAAGCGCAGCGGGAAATCACGCTCGACCAGACCGCCTTTAGGCTTCACGTCTTCGACAACCTGGCGGTTGCCTTCAATGTAAGTGAAGTCTGCCGTGTAGCGGGCGACCTGTCCGTTACCCATCTTCACGTCGATGCCGTTGACGCTGAAATAGAAGCGGGGCTGAACCTTGAGGGCGAGGATATGACCAGCGCGCTCAAGGATGCACAGATCATCGCACCGCTTGGCTTCCGCCTTACTGTCGTGGACGTGACCGGCGTTGCAGCAGGTCTTGCGAGCGACGTGGAAGTTGCGCTTCATGCGGCCCTCACATGCTTGCAGCCGACATCACGACGGGTCCCGCACTTGATGCAGGGGTCGCGGTGGACGTAAGTCAGGCTGTCGGGAATTTCTGACCGGAACACTTGGGCCATGGTCAGGCGATGCTTAGGGACAAATGCCGCAACAGCTTCGTAGTCGGCCAAAGCATAGATGGCCTTGCTGCCCTTGCCTGACTGACCGTCAACGCGCTTGATCAGGCCAGCAAGGCGAAGTTCCGAACAAGACCGCGATACATCACCAGAACTGGTGCCGGTCGTTTGCAGGATTTGTGCGGTTGTCTTTGGCCCTGACTTGAGAGCCGCCAGAACTCCTGCCTTGCTCATGCTTCCACCTTACCGATAAGATGTGCAGCAAGGGCGCGCATCTGTTCGGTTGCCTTGGCCTCAAAGCGGCGCAACGAACTGACGACGGTGGAATGATCGCGGCCTAGCCAGCTTCCGATCTGCGGAGTGGAAAGACCGCGTGCGCGCAGGGCGTAGCAAGCAACATGGCGGGCCTTCAGAACGTCACCACCACGCGACTTGCTCAGAAGGGCGTCGAGGGTCACGCCCATGCCGTTCGCAGCCCCGGCGATCACTTCGCTGATAATCTTGGGGCGGTCTGGCGAAACCTGATCGTTTGCAGGCGCAGGCTCTGCGGCCACCTTCATCTTCTCAAGCAAAGCTTTCTGTGCAGCGCGGCGCTGTTCACGCACGGCCTGTTCTGTCGCCTTGGGGGCAAAGATGATTGCGTCGGAGTCCTTCTCTTGAAGGCGTTCGCTTTCTGCCTTGTAGCGCTGGCGTTCCTGTTGTGCCGATGCGATCAGGGCCTGGCACTCGGCAAGCGATGGCGCGCGGCCCCACTCGCTCAAGGTGCGGGCGCGAATGGTCGAAGCGTCACGGATATAGCGGGCAAGCTGCATCGCGTAGTTGCGAGGCCCGATGCCAAGCTGCGAAGCGTTGATGCCCGAAAACGGATCGTGAAGGAGGCCAACATCAAGGCCGACGACATACGGATTAGACATGTCGCACCTGTGCAGCCTGATAGCCGATCCTCTTGGCGCGCTGGTTTGCGATGCCTTCAAGGGTTGCAGCTTCGTCATCGGTAAGGATGCGAGAGTGTGCCCGCTGTTCGAAGGGGATCATCTTGCGGAGGGTTTCGGCAAAGTGGTTCATGCGGCGCGCTCCTGTGCAAGTGCGCAGTCAGGGCGACCGCCAGTCAGGAATTCGTTGTAGCCGTTCAGGTCATGGCATCCGGCAAAGCCAGCGCCGCCAATCTCGCCGCAGCGGGTGCAGACGGTCTGGTCAGGCTCATCAAGGGGAGCCAGCTTGCAGGCGCTAACCTTGCAATAGAGTGTGTCAGCCCTGACGTATTCGCGAACCGGCAAATCCAGATCGCTGTCAACGTCATCGACGCGGATCACAAAGCGGTTGCCGCTCTCACCCGATACGGTTGCAGGCCATGTGTGAACGTCCCAGCAGCCTTCATCGTAGGAGCCGCCATCATGGACCATCCACGACACGGACACGCGCTGGCCGGGGTGAAACTTGGGCTTGCGGTCGGCGCACTTGAAAGCCGCCGAAGTGATGCCGAGGCCGCGAAGACCAGCAGAGATGCGCTTAGCGGTTTCGCATTCCTTGCGAGGCGTGGCGCAGTTGAAGCATGTGCGGAAATAGGTCACGATGCCACCGCCCCAATCCGACGACGGATTTCATGCAGGGTTGCAGCCTCTTGCGGAACGATGGCAGTGCCGCCCGGTGAATTGGGATGACGCGCCTTCTGGTATTCGTGGGCGTAGTCGCTGGCATGGGTTGCCAGTTCATCCAGATCGGTCGCTGCCTCGCCGATGTTCTTGCCAGCAGGCTCAAGGCACAGCGTGGTCAGGTCATCAGGGATAACCCGGCATACCGCCACGAAGTCGGCAAGGCTCATGCAGGCCGGAGCGGTTGCACGACGCCAAGACTGAATGGTCGAAAGCGGTATCTTGGTTTCAGCGTGCAGGCGCTTGGCGGTCAGGCCATAATCACGCTCGGCAAGGCGAAGCATCGCTTCTTGCGCGGACAGCACGTCATGTTTTGTTCCATCACGATCAGGCATGATTTCGTTCCGTTTCGGAAGTAATTCCATCCATATGGAAGGAAACAGAGACACAGAGCGCGCAGGTGAAGCCGAAGCGGTGGGCGTTGCGGTCCTGCGCGTGCTGGCGAATATTGAGCATCGGCTAGGCTTTGACGTTAGAGATGAGACGCTTAATCGCGTTCTCACCGTCTTGATTGAGCCGGAACAGGCGGTCGCCGTTCATGCCTTCTTCAACGGTGCCCCAGCCCTTTTCTTCAAGGCGGCGGGCGATGTTGATCCGAACGCCTTTGACGATGGCCGGGAAACCATAGGCTTCGTATGCAACGCCAACTTGCAACGCCGTGAGTTGCGAGACCGACAGCCTATTCACTGCCCCGACCTCTTGGCTTCGGTCCAATCGCGCTCAAGCATCGACCACATTGACCGGCCTGCAATGAGACAGCCAACGATAGGACCAGCGCAGACGCTTGTTACGATCCATGTGCAGATGATTGCGGTCATGTGTGGTTCCCTCCCGTTTGGTGGTCAGGCGGCTTGCTTGGGCGACCACGGCTCAATTTGTTCGAGCATCGTGATCTGTTCGTCAGACAGGTCCGACAGCAGTTCATGCCGCCAGCCAGTCGTCCGCAGGATGTGGATTGCGAGCGGACGCGAAGGCTTGCGTTCGCCGCTCAGAATTTCGCTCGCGTAAGATTTGCTGATGCCAGCGCCGTTAGCGAGGTCTGTGGTGCGGGGCTTTTCCATACCTGTTTGTTCGCACATTCCGAACTTTGAAGCAAGCCCGAAAGTTCGCACTTCCCCTGCCGACTTTTGTCGAAATGTTTCGCACAATCGGAACATGGCTAGACGCGGAAAACCCAAAGGTCCGGTGAACTGGTTCTTAGTGGAATGGATGGAGGCGTGCGGCATATCCGGACGCGGCGCTCAGACCCGAATGATGGAACTGACGGGTTGGTCTAAAGCCACAATGAGCCAACTATACAACGGTGAGCAGGACTATAGCCCGCCCATAGTCAACGCCGCCGCCATTGCTCTGAATGCGGAGCCTTACGAGTTGCTCATGCACCCCGAAAAGGCGATGAACCTTCGCAAGCTTCGTGAAAGCGCTATAAGGATTGCCGCTGAAAACCCCGCCCCAAGCCTTAAGGCCGTCGATCCGCCGGAGTTACGTAGGGAGGGGACAAACGGATGAACTTAGATACCTTGCGTGCCCAAGTGCAAACTGCGCGCAACGCACTAGAGCGAGAGGCGGGAAATCCCAAGGCCGCAACCTATGCGCTTGATGCCGTAACCATTCCCCTGATCCACATCGCGGAAGAATTGACGAACATTCGAAAGCTTTTGGAACTGCAAAGCCGACCGCCCTATCTGTGATGTGAGGTAACTATGCGCACGATCCCGGCCTTCTGCGAAAAGTGCGGCATCATCACAGAGTCAGGCTTTGGCATGATAGGCCAAGGCGCTACGCTATCGTTCCAAGGCTGCGGTACATCCTGCCCCCGATGCGGGGGAAATGCCGATATTCTGGATGGCGCTTATACGAACGTCGGAGAGACTATCTCCGTCGTCACCAGTTCGCCCCGCACCATGACTTGGCTTTCACAGCTTCAAGCCGCCAGCCAAGCGGTCAAGGCAGCACCGGGTATAACCAGTGACGCCATTGACGCGCTTAACGTGGTCAGCCCTGAATTGGGGGCGCTGGCGCAATCTTTGTCCGATAAGAAATTCGGCAAGGCTATCTTGCTTGCAGCGCTGCTTGTGATTTCCACCAAGTGCTCAACCGACGCAACGCCGACCGTCATCGACAACCGGACTTTTCAGGAAATCAACAATATCACGATTGTTTACCATGACGGTAATGAGGTTGGTGGCAACCAAAGTGGCGGAGGTCCCGATGCCCCCACAGAAGGAAGCGAGCACAGCGATAATTAACCCTTGGCGGGCGGTCAGCCTTTTCTCACTCATGGTTGGCTCCTTCGATATAATCCTTGAAACTGATAGCCTGTCCGCTGCCGAGGCAGGATCGCAAAGAGTTTGAAGCGTCGATCATGCCCGAGGCAATCAGGTCCCACAGCGTTTGACCTGGAGGCAGCTTCGTAAGGTCGATCATCTTACGAACGCCATATTCCCCGGGCGGCATCACAATCTTGTCCATCATAGGCTCCGTCGTTTGGCGGGGCCTTTTTCGTGGCCCGCGCTGGGTGAGTCGAAGCATACACGAAATTTGTTCGCCAATCACGAACAAACCGCTTGACGATAAGTTCGCCATGTGCGAACAAGACTCCAACGCAGCACACCGCTGCAAGGGAGCCTAAAATGCTTCAGCGCACCACAAACCCGCTCGAAAGCCTCGCGCACGAGATCCTTGGCGGCAAGACGCTGCCATACGGAATGCACCGCGTATTCGGTCCTAACGAATGGACCGACGCAGCAACCTACGCCCTTGAAGAAGGCGACTGGTCTGAACTTGAGTTCATGGAAGCCCGTGAACAGGCATGGGATCGCTTTTCGTCCAGTGCCTTTGCCGAGCGCATGGACTGGACCTTTGACGAATACTGCGACCGGTACGAGCCGGAAGCTGCTTTCGGAAAGGCTGCGTGATGGCTTGGAACGCAATCGCTGACAGCCTCCCGCCCAAGGGTCAGGACGTGCTGTTGCTCTGGACCTACCCCGAGCAGGCAGAGGTCCAATACGTTCGCCTCGGTAGCTCCTTCATGGAAGTTTACTGCCGTGAGCTTGGCACCGTTCCCTTGTTCAAGATCGAGGTGGACTGCGGTGACTCCGGTAGCTGGTTCTACACCAGCAAAGAGGATGCCCCCACGCATTGGCATGAACTTCCTGCACTGCCGGGAGAACCCGCATGAACATCGACCAAGCCCTTATCGCCCTGTGCCGTAAGCATGATCTGACCGCATTGTCGCTTGGTGTTGCTGGTTCGGAAACTCGCCCCGGTGGCTTCTACTTCACGTCCTACGCACACGCGCCGGGACCAGAAGGTCTTCATAGCTACAGCGCACAGGCCATCGAAGCCACCGCATCCGAAGCCATTGCCCACGCTATTCAGCAGGTAAACGAAGCCCGCGCTTGTGTGGTCGAAGTGCCTGCCATGGAACTCGAAGCATGAGCGCCCCGGCAGCACCCTTCGACTGGTCCGCATGGGATGCGCAGTTTGACCGCCAGCAGCTTGCTCTCAAGCAGAGCCTAGAGCGCTGGAACGAAGCAGAAGCCGCGCTTGCACAAGCCCGTGTCGAGATGGCGCGCGATGTTCGCAAGATCATCGGGGAGGCGTGATGCGCGAGTTCACCACCGAAAGCCGCATCAAGGCAACCCGCAAGGATCATTCCTGCATCTGCTGCCACACCATCATCCCGGCAGCTTCGCAGGCAATTGCCTTCGCAACGAAGAACGACGGCGAGTTTCATCATGGCCACATGCACCGCGACTGCCGAGACGCAGAAATTGCATGGAACCATGAAGCCGACACTTGGGGCGAGGACTGGCAACCGCTGGACTCAATCAAGGACTGCGATGACGCCGAAGAATGGTGCGCATGGTTGGCTGAAAAATGGCCTGTCGTCGCCGCACGCGTCGGGGTTCGCGGCAATGCCTAACGCCCTCCGCCAAATGCTCCACGCAGCCCGTCTAGAGCCTCGCCTGACGATTGCTCTGATTGGCTTGGCTGCACTCGTATCAATCGGCTGCACGATGGCCGCATCTATCATGGAAGGACCAATGCCATGAGCGAATCCTTGGCTTGGATGCCAATAAGCACCGCGCCTGAACTTGAGCGCATCATGGTCGCAGGCTGGGAGCACCCGTCACGCACAACAAGGGGCTATTGGTGGTGGGGTGAGGACTGCGTGGCTGAAGGGCGCGGGATTGAACACCCTGACGCGCTTCTGTGGGCACCGATCATAATCCCGCCGCTGCCGGAAGGCCCACCCTCCATCGCACTCGCTGCGGCTGTGAAAGGCTGATTTTATGCAGATTGACCAAAACAAGATTGAGCAGAGCATTGTCGAACAGGCTGTGCACCAGTTCATCACAGATGAAGAACTTTACACCCGCGTTCGTGACGGCATCAACGCCCGCATTGACAAGGCTTTTGCCGACAAGGTGAACCTCGTCATTACCGAAGCGATTGAGCGCATCACCAACGAAGGCTTTGAGCGCACCTATCGCAAGACTGACGGCTTCGGCAGGCCAGTTGGAGAGCCTACTTCAATCAGCAAGGAACTGGAAGCGCTTGTTTCCAGCTACTGGACAGCGCGCGTTGATCGGAGCGGCAAGCCCACCGACAGCAGCTACAGCAGCATGTCGCGCGCCGAATGGATGATGGCACAGATTTGTGCTGACGACTTCTCAAAGGAGATGAAGCAGCACGTGGTCAATGTGGCTGGCGCGCTGAAAGATCACTTCCGTGGCGTTCTGCATGAACACATCGGCTCCATGCTGTCAGACGTCTTCAGGGTCAACACCGCTGGCGATAAGGCACTCAAGAACAACGGCGGCAGTGCAATTATTCACCCGCCCGCTGGCCCGATTGGCGGTTGAATATGACCCCGCGCCCTATCGCCACCCGCACCATCACCGACCCCCACACAGGTAAGGTCATCCACGCCCCTGCGCATATCCTGGCACCGCCCCGGACAATGGCCCCTGTGCCTATGCGCGAATGGCTTTCACGCCGCCTCGCAGCCCCCGCTGTCGGCATAGGTTCCCCCACCATCGAGGCTGGCCGGGGAACGGAGAAGGCCGATGTCTGACACTGGTATCAACCTGACCGCCATCATGGAGCGCGAAGGCATCACCGACATCAAGCGTTGGCGGATCATCAACCGCATCACTGTGACTTTGGCTTCTGGTCAAGTCGGAAGCGGTCGCACCGTTGGCGAGGCTCTTGCCAAGGCCAAGCAGGATATGACGTTCGCCAAGTATGGGAGGGCGGCGTGACTGATCGTCAAGCCATCGGCGGCAATTCCCCGCCCCCGTTCGAAGCATGGTCCATGCACATCGAAACCCTGTTCGAAGTGGCAAACGGTATCACCGAAGTCACCACCGACGAGCAGGAAACCGCACTGGATGAACTTCTGGACGAACTCCGCAAGGCCCGCAAGGAAGCGGACAGCGAGCGTGCAGCCGAAAAGAAGCCGCACGATGACGCCGCTAGTGCCGTGCAGGCCAAGTGGAAGCCGCTTCTGAACCGCTGCGACCTTGCTACCAGCGAGGTTAAGGCCCGCCTGACGCCCTACCGCACCGCCAAACTGGAAGCCAAGAACAAGGCCGCACAGAAGGCGCGCGAGGAAGCGGAAGCCAAGCTTAAGGCAGCACAGGAAGCCATCCGCAGCGACGATCTGGAAGCCCGCTTTCAAGGCGAGATTGAACTGAAGGCGGCAACCAAACTGGCAACCACGGCAAACAAGCTGGAACGTCAGGCAACCGGCCTGCGCACGTATCAGGCGGCAGAGGTAACCGACCGCCGCGCTCTGCTTGAGCATGTGATGCGCACTGACCCCGACGCCCTAACGGACTGGCTTGCCGAGTATGCCCGCAAGGCACTGCCCGCACAGCTCCCAGGTGTCACCATCCGTATCGAGAGGAAAGCAGCGTGACCAACACCGCAATCTGGGATGCGCTCGGCAAGACCGATCCTAGCCACACCAAGGGCTTTAGCCGGTCTGGAGGTTTCAAGGGAACGTCAGTCAAACCCATGTGGGTTTTGCGCCGCCTTACCGAACAGTTTGGCCCCGCTGGCATTGGCTGGGGTGTGAACAAGCCAGAGTTTCAGGTCGTCCATGGTCAGGATGGCGAGGTGCTAGTCTATTGCACCGTTTCCACTTGGCACGGCGACCGCGAAAACGTCCTTTGGGGCGTTGGCGGCGATAAGGTTGCAGCCAAGAACAAGAACGGCCTGTTCCACGATGACGAGGCTTTCAAGAAGGCCTTCACCGACGCGGTAAACAACGCCTTCAAGTCCATCGGCGTGGCGGCTGACATCCACATGGGCCGCTTCGATGACGACAAGTATGTGCAGGAACTGGAGGCCGAGTTCTCGCCGCCTGCGGTCATCACTGAAAACCAGCGCACCGAACTGATGAACCTGCTCGATAGCGGGAACGTGCCAGTGGATGACTTCCTAAAGGTCGGCGGGGTCAAAGACCTGCGCGACATTCACCCCGACGACTTCGCCAATGCCAAGGCATGGATCACGAAGCGCATTGCAAAGAAGGCAGCATAATGACCGAAAGACTTGATGCACTGACCGTTCGTGAAAGTAACGGCAAATCCTACTGGACCAAGATTGGTGCAGCTTTTGCCAGCAAGGGCGGTGGCTGGATCGTCCGCTTGGACGCCATGCCCGCCCCATCGGAAGGCCAGTTTTCAATCCATCTGCGCGAACCGCTTCCCAAGGACGGCGACAACCCGCGTGGCCGTAGCGCCGCCGCAGATCGTCAGCAGGCCAGCAACCGTAGCAGCGGCTTCGCGGATGACATGGACGATGACAGCATCCCTTGGAAGTGACGCCCTTCTAACCCCCAAGCGCTGGCAGACCGCTTGTCTGCCCAAGGAAAGGAAACGCAAATGCGAGAACTTCACGGCCACAAGGTAAATCCGGCCAACGATGTCATCACGGTCAAGGTTCTTGATGAACCCGGCTCCGGTGGCGCAAACCATATCTATTCGTGCGAACTGCCCGATGGGTCGGCCACCGAGATTGCTTTCCAGAACGGCCCCATCAACGAGGCTGGCGTCAATGGCCTGACCCACGAAGTCCTTCTGGCAATCGTCATCGACCGTATGCAGGCTTTCCAGAGCGGACCCTTTGCCTGCCGGGAAAACGCCCTTGCGCTGACCAAGATGGAAGAAGCGCAGATGTGGCTTTTGCAGCGCACCCGCAACCGCATGGCGCGTGGCGTCGAAGGCACCCACACCGTCTGATCTATCGGGCTGGCAGACCCCGTCAATCCGTCTACCCAAGGAATAGAACGATGGCAAAGAAGCCGACCGCCGCAGATCGAGCATATTGGGACAAGGTAGCCTCCAAGGGCTGTCTGGTCTGTGGCGGGCCTGCGACGATCCACCACGTAACCGCGTCGATCCATGGCGGTAGGCTTACCCGCCGTCATGACCGCGTAGTCCCGCTTTGTCCGATGCATCACCAAGCCGTTTACGATCCTTACGCAAACCGGCCCGTCAGTGTGGAGCGCCTTGGGCATCGCGGCTTCTGGAAACTGCACGGCATCGACTTGCTGGCAGAAGCGGAAAGGCTGGCAAATGGCTGACTGTGAAATCTGCGGAGGCCGTGGCCAATACGGCATCGTCGATATTCATGGCAAGTATCGTTACGCGATACGGTGTCCAGAATGCGACGGCAGCGGTGAAGAAGAGCCCGAGGACGAGCCGGACGACGAGCGCGAAGATCGTGAACGACACGAAGAGCGCTGCGCAGCCGCTTGGGCAATCATACAACAAAATGCACGGAGTGTATCGGCATGAACGCCCCCGCACGCATCCCCACCATGGAAGCCATGGAACGCGGGATAGACCAGATTGAACGCCTGCTGATCGATGCAGGACAAGCCAAGATCAAGGCAGAGTCCGCAGACCTTCGCCGCAAGCGTGTCCGTGCAACCCTGTTCGTCAAATACAAGGCGGATGGAAACCCGGCAGGCGCAAGTGAGCAGATGGCCGAGGCCGACCCTGTTTACGAACTGGCCTGCGCAGATTGGGAAGCCGCTGCCTACGAATACGAGACACTGCGGGCACAGGCAGAAGCGCGCCGGATGCGGTTCGATGCGTGGAGAACCGCTTCCGCGACGGAACGCGCTGCGATGAACTTGAGGTGATGGAAATGAGCCGCCTTATTTGCTGGTTTTCATCCGGTGCCGCCAGTGCAGTCATGACCAAGCTTGTGCTTACCGATCATCCAGACGCGCTTGTTGTCTATTGTGATACTGGCAGCGAGGACGAAGATAATTATCGCTTCATGCGTGACTGCGAGGAATGGTTTGGTCGATCCATCCATTCCATCAAATCCAATAAGTTCGCTAACATTGATGAAGTTTTTGAAAAGCGGAAGCATCACGCAGGCTTGAATGGTGCGCCTTGCACCTCCGAGATGAAGGTTGCGCCCCGGCTAGATTTTCAGTTGCCTAGCGACATCAATATCTGGGGATACACCGCAGACAGCAAAGACGCCCGCCGCTTCCGCAATATGAAGGAAAATTACCCTGCCATGACGCAACGCGCTCCATTGATCGAGCGCGGCATCACTAAGGAAGGGTGTTTTGCCCTTCTGGAAAAGGCAGGAATCAAGCGTCCGCGTGTTTACGACTTGGGCTTTCCTAACGGAAATTGCATCGGATGCGTGAAGGCATCCAGCCCCGGTTATTGGGCAATGGTGCGTCATCACTTCCCCGAGGTCTTTGCGCGCAGGGTAGATCAAGATCGCCGGTTTGGACGCAATCGCCTTGAACTCAAGGGTGAGCGCATTTGCCTAGATCAACTGCCTGAGGATTGGCCGTTAAGGGAGCCAGACATGCCCCGATGCGACTTCCTGTGCCACCTGGCAGAAAAGGATATGGCGGCATGAAGATCGAGGATCTGATTGCCACCCGAGCCTGTAGGGAAGAAGTATATCCCACAGACCTCCTTGATGACCTTGAACTAGACCCCATCGACCTATGGGGCCTGAGAGACGACATAGAGCGCCTTATCAACCGGGAGATTGCAGACGACACCATGCGCAAGTGGGTGAGCGTTGCTGACATCCTGGGGACTGTGGAGGTGATGGCGTGACCAAACTTCGCACGCTCGATCTGTTCAGCGGCATCGGCGGTTTCTCGCTTGGCCTTGAACGCACTGGCGGTTTCGAAACCGTCGCATTCTGTGAAATAGAGGAGTTCCCCCGTCGTGTCCTCGCAAAGCACTGGCCAGACGTTCCCTGCTACCGAGACGTTCGCGAACTCACCGCAGAGCGACTTGCTGCCGATGGAATTGCCGTTGATGTCATTTGCGGAGGGTTTCCCTGCCAGCGGTTCAGCAACGCGGCAAGAGGGCGGAACAATGCCCCTGACCTATGGCCGGAATATGCCAGACTTTCGCGCGAATTGCTCCCAAGCTATGCTATTGCCGAGAACGTCAAGCGATGGCCGATCGAACGAGCCGCAGAGCATTTCAGAAGCCTGGGGTTGTCCTGTTTCACGGTCCATATATCAGCAGATGAAATCGGGGCAGACCATGAGCGAAGCCGCTGGTGGGCTATTGCACACCCCCACTCGGACTGCCAACTTCAAGGCTCCATCAATGCAGAAATGGCCAAGCTGCGCTCGATACGAAGCCGCATTTGGGGAGCGGAAGCTTACAGGACCGCTATTTGCATTTCTGATGGGCTTCCCGCCAGATTGGGCGGAAGTGTAAGCGCCTTTGGCAATTCGGTCGTGCCTCAAATCCCTGAACTCATTGGCCGTGCTATTCTGGAAGCCATTGCATCCGAAAGGGCTGCTGCATGACAGCCCATGCCATAGCGTCAAAGGTCCGCCGCGCCCTTCGCAATGAAACCGGCGTATCGCTTTCCATTGACCAACTGCGCGAACTGGTTTCGCAATACGGGTTGCTCGACAACCTCGCTCAAGCTGAAAAAGAAGAACTATGTCCCGCGAAGATAGCCCCTGCATCGTCGGAGAATACTGGCTCGACAAGCGACGTGACGGCAAATCGCCCGACGTTTGGCAGATCGCGCACTACTCCGAAAAGTCGCGGTCCGTTGTCTATCGCAGCACTAAGTGCAGGGTTGTAAAGCAGGCCGAGGAAGTCCTGCGGTCCTATGAGGCGGCTGAAAGGTCGAAGTCCAAGGGGCAGGACAACCAGCACGCCGAGCTAGTGCCGCACCTGTTCAACTACCTTAGAGAACATGGCCCCGACGTAAAGCGCTTGGACACGATCAAGAGCAGCTTTCGTGCATGGATTGGCTTCCTGCAACAAGACACCCTTGGAACCGATGCCAAGGTGGCGGACGTAACCAAGGGCATGGTGCAGCGCTTTCGTCGCTGGCGCATGGCCCCGCATGAGTATGCCGTGGAATGGGGCGGCAAGGTATTCCGCAACGTGTCCAAAGGCGTGACCGGCGAGACGGTGCAACGGAACATCGAGGACTTGCGTGCGGCCCTGAACTACGCAGACGGCGAGCATCGCATCACCGCCCCCAAGGTGCCGAGTGTTGATCGCAGGTTTCGTTCAGACGAACGCGATCTAGTCCTGTCGGTTGGCCAGCTTGGCGCAATGGTTGGTTACGCTGCCGACGACATAGGCGCTTGGCGCTGGCTATGCCTTATGATCTGCACGGCATCACGCCCCGGCCCCGCCCTAGCATTCAATCCGGCAACCCAATGGTACGACGGCATCATTGACCTGCACCCCGGCGGCATCCGCACCGACAAGCGGAATGCGGTGGTGCCAGAGATTGCCCCCATGGTCCCGCATCTCCGCCAGTGGCGCGATGAACCGCATGAGGTGGTCAAGAGCCGCAAGCGGTGGTTTCGCACCATGAAGCGCGTACTAGGGCTGTCAGAGGCGGTTCAACCTTACACCATACGCCACACTGTCACGACGTGGCTGGATAATCATGGCGTGCCGGGAGCGCAGATTAGCGGCATCACCGGACACATACCAAGTCATCGCGGCGTGGCCCGCACCACAGGCAAGCACTACCTGCATTATAACCCGCACGACTGCCCGCAAGCCGTTCAGGCATTGACGGCACTGTTCGTTTCGGTGCAGGAGGCGGCTTCCTCGTGGCGTGCGGACCATCTGCGGACCATCGCGTTACGAGGTAAGCCGATTTCGCTTGTTACCCGTGATGCATAA